CAAGATGCGAAAATTGCAATTGATACCCTATTCTACCACCTCTACGACGTGTTGTCGTAACTGAAGATTGAACAAATGGTTGTCCAAATGTAGCAGACGAATAATCATCACCACCTAAATGTGTAGCAGTTCCATATCGTTTACCCCCAACGGCTTTTTGAATTTTAACACCATCGTATTCAAAGGTTCTTTTAACACTTACATTTGGATTGTGAGGAAAGTCATAATATTCACCCATCATTACTGAACCAATTTCTAAATCACTCCCTGAGAAATTCCCATCATCTTCTATTTCAATAAACCAATACTCCCCATCAGCCCCTGTAACCTCATCAAAAGTTAATATTGTAGAACCATTCTCACTTGGAGTTGCATAATCCCCTGAAACAGTTCCATTAACAACCTTTGTTAAATTACCAACATCCGTCCCTTGCCCCTCAGCAGTTATTGGTGATGAATGATACCCAACTCTTATTTTGCCGTTGGCTTGTGGGATGTTATGGTTTAAAATAGCTATATAGTCGAATTTATCAGCACTTGAACCTGTATTTTGCCATTGCATTATTATATGATCAGTTGTATTAGCCGATGTGTTAAATGAACAACGATTATGTGGCGATAAATCTATTAGTTGGAATTTATCTGAGTCTGTGTTCATCACTCCAACAGGAACGGTAAACATACTATTATTTGTCCCTTTACTCAATTTCCAATTAATCTCATCTGTGTAAATTCTTGGTGTTTTTACTCTTAAATAACTCATACTGAATAAACCTCTCTTGCTTCAATTTTTAATTTTCCTACGCTTCTTTGAACGGAGGTGATCATAAGATACTTATCTTCCCAATCATACCCAAATGGAGCAGTATCGTCATCTATTTGAATAATATCGCCCACAATCAAATCATACATTGCAGGATTAACAACATCAAACGATACAATTATCTTTATATCTCCATAGATGTTATCATAATAATCATAATATCCCTCAATTACATCATCATTTGGTGAGGTTGTTGTAGAAGTCAAAGCATCTAAATTAACTTCTTTGATGTTTTCTTTGGTTCGGATGAGCCATTTAGTCCTACTTGTTGAATTTTCAAAATCGTAACTTTCAAGATATTTAGATTCAGCAGGATGTTTCCCATAGCTAATAGTCATCTTTGTCAATAGTTCACTAAATGAAGTATTCTTTATCGATACTTTGTCAATATCTCTTGATGTTAATGTATGGGAAACATCGCTACTTGAATATGACGATTTTACTGCTAAATATCGACCTGTCCCATCAGGATTCCACAAAAATATAAAACAACCCTCTTTTTGTAATTGTTCTAATACCTTTTGGACTTCAATTGGTTCTAATGCCCACCAACGCACATCCCAATCACTACGAGATGTATTAATATCACTCCAACCATCAGGTGTATCTTCATACCCAACATAACGGTATAATATATCTCTATGTGCTTCGTGAATTTTGGTTACAGAACCAGTAGTCCAACTACGAGTTAATCCATCAGCCCCTGAATAAACCTCTTTTAAATTTGATATTTTATCTGAGGAAGCAGTTGGTTCATTAGAAATGTCATTTTTTACTTTCATCCTTAAAACAATATCTTCAATTTTCCCTGTTGCAGTCGCTTCACCATAAGTGCTTGGTTCTATTCCTGATGCACTTGTGAATAAGTTTACATTTATAGTAGATTCAGCAGATATATCAATTCTGCTATATCCTGAATTACCATTAATAGTATGTCCTGATGTATATGTAGTCCCATCCGAACTTCGCATTATCATAGTAGCATCATTGACCTTTAAACGGCTCTCAGTATTTCCACTTATGTCGTTATGGGTAATAGACCCTTTTACGTAAATATACCATTCGGTAAGTTCCCCATCAACCGTTGGGACATCAATAGAAAGAATATCTTCCGATGTTAATGTTTCATCAGGGTCTGCTATTCCTGTGTCAGTTTGTCCTGATGCATACGAAGTAACACTTGTGTCAATAGCATTTTCCGAATTTGTCCAACCTGATGCTTCAAATGGTCTTATAAGAAAATACCCTCTTTCCATATCATAAGGAACGTAAGCACTATCAACCCCTGCTTTTATAATCGTCAAATCAGCACCACTTGTAAATGGGATAAATGAATCTATACTTGAATCATAGAAGTGTGGGTTAGCATCACTTGCGTATGCTTTCGGATAAGAAAATCTCATTTGTAAGTTTGATGCAATATTAATATTAGGACAAGGAAACAAACTCTTGCTTGTGAGAAAACTTGATGTTGTTTCACAAGTATTTTTTGTAAAATCACCATAAACAATAGACGTATAAACATCGGTATCACTTTTTACATTCGGTATTGTTAAGAAGTCAAATGGTCTTTGTTCTACAAGCGATAAACTAATCTTATCATCATTATGAGATACACTTGTTAATCTACCTGTGTAAATCTGAACAGGTGTATCTGAATTAATTACTGAATATATTTCTACTTTTCTATTGATATAATTATTTGTGCCACCAATTAATAGCTCAGAGAATTTGCCTCCGTTGTGGGACTTATTAACCAAACTAATAGAAACGTTACCCATAGATGATTTACTGTTGGCAAGGTCTATTTTTGTGCGAATAGACGGTATATTAGTAACAATTCCGTGATAGAAATCACCACTATAAACCGTATCATTAAAACTCATCCCTAAAAAGTCAGTTTCTAAATCATAATAAAATTTAAATAGCCAATTTTCTTTTACATTTCCAAGTTTAACTGAATCACCAAAAGTTATACCCATTATGCTAATCCCATCCTTTGAGCATTATTAATTGCAGGAATTATATAATCAATCACAGTTTCATCTACTAATGGTGCTGATATATTTACTACAATTCCATTACTTGGAGAATTGCTTCCTCCATCAGGCTTGTCTAAATTTGTTATTTGAACGTGTTCACGTCCTGCTTCACCAACGAGTATAGGTGTTGCTCCACTTGTAATAAAATCTCCACCCTCTGCAAATTTATTTGGAATGGAACCCAATGCAGCATCCATTAATCCTGCAACAATTCCACCTCCTGCTGCTGCTAAACCAATATTTAGTGGGAATGGAACGGATTTTAATACGCCTGACAAATACCCTGCGACTGCCTCCATTGTTTCTGCTCTAACAACAGATTTCATTGAAGCTATTGCTCCTTGTCCTGATAAAGCAGCGTTTTTTAAATCACTAATTACTTGCTTCTCTTTAATTGCTTGTAATTTTTGCTGTACTTTAATTTGTGCTTCTATTGTATTTTTCTCATCTACTTTTATTTTATCAAATTGAACGGCAGAGGTATCTCTATTTTCCATTAAATCCATTTCGCCTTGTTGCGACGTTTCAAGATGTCTTTCTTCTGTTTCAAGTAAATCTCGTGCAATTGTTACTCGTTCTCGTAGCTTTTCATTCTTTATATCATATTCGGCTTGTGCTTCATTAAGTTCTTCTGTGGCTTCCGCCAATTCAATTCTTAATTTATTCTGCACACGTTGAACGGCAACATCAGACATCTTCGCCAATTCCTCAACCGTTGGTTGATTTTCGATTATTGTATTTAGTGCAATTCTTTTTTCCGTAACGTCTGCCAACAATCCACTTAATTCTTTTGCATTCTCTTGTTCAATTTGTTGAAGTTGTAGAATTTTAAATTTACGTTCGTATTGGTCATTTTGTTCTTTAAGTCTTAAAGCAATGTTCCCTGCCGTAATATCTTCTTCACGCATTCCCTGTAAGAAATTAGGATATTTTTTATTTATTTCTCCAACAAAATAATCACGTTGTGCTTCATTATCAACGACATCTGTAAGACTTTTAGCGAGTATATTTAATTCAGTTTGTTCAAGCATAATTTCCTCAACAGGCGAAGCATCTACCCAACCTATTAAGCCCTCTGTAATCCCTTGAATCCCTTTGGTAACACTAACAATTAATGGAGATAAAGCATTGCCTAAACTTTCAGCTAAATCACCAATTGCATTATTCATTTGAGTTATCGAACCTAAACCATAAGCACTTGCTTCTGCTTGACCATAGAATTTATCATTCAGTTCACTTAGCATTGTAGATAGTCGTTCATCTGATCCAACTGCACCCTCAACTTCTAAACCATAACGACTTAATGCATTAGTCGATGAACCCATCGTCTTAGAAACTAAGTCAAATGCAGCATTCAAATCCATTCCTTTTGCACTTGCCATATCTAAAATTGCAGGGGTTAGTTTTTTAATCGCACTTTCTTCTAAACCCATTTGTGCGAGGAACGCTTGACCACTCAATATGGCTTCATCACCATAAATAGTTTGTTTTTGAAGTGCTGAGGCTTGTTTCAGTAACTCGTTGGAAACTTTTCCAAGAGCCGTTTCAAGTTTCTTTTCTGCAAGTTCTTGTTCTCTTGCTGAATCTATTATTGCAGACATCCCACTAATTAAACCTTTTGCAGCAAAGAATACCCCTGCTGCTGCACCTGCTTTTTTAGCTAATCCACTAAGAGAATTATTAACACCCTTAATATTTTGTTCTGCTTTTTTAGCACCTTTGCTTTTTACGTCTATTATATATTTATTTGTTGGCATTGATTTCCTCGTTGATAATCATTATATCATCTATATATAGTGCAGGAGTTTTGGAGATACTACTGTATGGAGGGGTTTGAGTTAGTTTACAATATTGAAACTCTTTGATTCGAGTTTGCGATATATTATTCACTATGTTTCGTGGGTTGGTAAAAAAGAAATGTTGTGAATACAACGCTTCCCCCACTTTATATCCACCTTGTAATGCCTCATCATAACATCGCACCAATTCTTTATATACATCATTAATTGAGCTTATCTCAATTGTTTGTCGCAAAGACGGACTTGTCGCCTTATAAGGATATTCAAGTCCGTAATTGTCGTGCTTAATTCCCTTGATTGAATACCAAACATTCAATCTTAGAATGATTTCATCTATTTTTTTTTATTCACTTCTTCAAAAATGACATTTGATATTTCAACAATTTGACTTGTCGAATATTTATTTATATCTTCATCTGTTAATGTAGTTCCAAACTGCACAACCCAAACCCAATAAGAAAAATTCCTTTTGGTTTCCTGGTCAAGCAGTTTATCATTTAATTCACATCGTTCTTGAAGATTTAAACTTTTCAATTCTACTTCAAATGTATTCTTGCCATCCTTTATTTTCATCATATTCCTAACTTATAGTTACGGTTATTACTGCAGTTGATTCACTCGAAGCATCGGCTAACACTTTGAATGGTAAATCCTGAACTAAATAAGAACCACCTGAATCAATAGCTGACTGATCCAATACAATTAGATCTGCACCCACCGAAAATCCACTTGATTCACTTATCTCTAATCCAATAGGTGTTCCATTTGTGAAATTAGCCAATAAGCCATTAACTCCATCATCTCGCTTAACAGATAGTGAACCACCAACTTCTAATGTTCCTGTTTGGACATAACCAAACGGATCATAAGTGTTTGTGTTTTTATAGGGTAGTCGTTCGATTGAACGGCTTAATGATATATTCCACTTTGTTGCAAATAATGGTTCTGAATTAATTTCAACACTTTCTAAATCTCGGATATTCTTTGGAATCCCTGTATCTAATGTTGGACTTGCTGCAATAGTTGCTTCAACAGGCTGATATGCAGTAAAGAATGTTACTTTTACTGTTAAATTGCCACCCTCTGAACCACTATCTTCACCAAATTCTACATTTGTTGCTATACAAGCCTTAGCTACTACATCAGTATCATCTGTTGCAGCACCTTTAAACAAAATTGTTAAAGGAGTCATTGATCCTGTATAGTCTGTTTGATCTTTCCATTCAGGAGGTTCATAATTACCTGCTAACACACAAGGACTTGCTCCATCATCAATTAACGATCCAAGAGCCATCTCTATTACATCAGGAGTGCCTCTTAAAGTTACATCGAAGGACCAAGTCAAGTTATCTGTTCTTGCTACTTGTTGGTTATCTGTTGCTATAAATTTCCCTGCTCTTTGTGCAGAAATTTCCACAGGAGCTGATGCAAATGGAATTGAATAATCTGTTATAGGATATTCAATCCAACTGTCACCTGCTACGTGTGTATCACCTAATTGGTATGTTGTAGCGTTCACAGTTCCCTCTGCTATATATACTTTCACACCACTCTTTGCTTGGAAGTTATTACTTGCCATCTCTTACCTCTCTTGTTGTTATATAAAATTTCATATCTTCGGTTGGGTTGGAAAATTCAACCCATTCACCCCTTGCTAATTCATCAGCTTTTAATTTAGATTTCATTGTCTGATGTGGTAACTCTAACTCTTTATAGTTCTTTTTTGCTCTATATAACATCTAAATACCTCACAGTTATAGTCAATTTGACTTCGGATCTATCATCTTCAACTGCATAATCTATAATAGGAATACTTAACCCAAACCAATTATTAGTAGTTGCATTGTCATATATTAATTGTTTAAGTCTATCAACTCTATTTTTAACATATTGGTTACGACCTGAATCATCATTAATAAAAGAATAAAATACATCAATGATATATTCTCTTTCTTCAATATTATTCATTGTAAGAATGTCTTCACTACTTACAAGGTTGATCCTAATAGATTCATCACCCTTTTCTTCGGCAATATCCGAAATATACACATTACGAAATTCGTCATTGATAATATCTCGCCATCCCTTTTCGATTACTTCATAAGCTATTTTAGAATAGTTCATCTTCTTGTAATATTTACGCTATGAGTTTTTGAGTTAGTTTGAGTTAGGTTAGTGTTATGGACTACTATGTCCCACCTATCATCTTCTGCCATTGCAGAACCCTCAAACCTACCATATACACCCCCTGCAAGATGTTGCAATCCCCCAGTAATGACTATGTTGGTAGTTATATTGCCATATAAAGACGTATCATCTAATTGTTTGACACTTACCTCACATACTCCATAATCACCTTGTGTAGTGCAAATTACTTGGATTCTATCATATAATGCACCTTGCCATTCTCCATAAGTTTCAGCTAATCCCATTGATCCAGTTTTAGTGACTTCTACAATATCACCCTGAGCATCAGTTTTGTCAATTTCGAATGCTAATTTATAATCCCCTAAATTGAGTTTATCGATTAACCCTGTTGATTGTTCATTAACTAATTCAGAATATATCTTATCACCAAGTTCATAATCTCCTGCTGATTTTACAATATTTTTAGCGGCGAGCAAACAAGTTGCTCTTTGAATTATATAATCATATTCAGGTGATGCTTTTTCATATTGGATTGCTTTTGGAATAGGTCTTGGAAATCGAGCATCTAACATATTGTTAAGCTCCATTGAAGCATTCACCAATTGTTGATCAGCAAATGCAGATGGATCAACTCCACTCTCTACAATCCCATCATCATTCGGATCAGTATCCCAGTAGATAATTATAGAATCATTAACATATTGCCATTCTATTGCAGAATTTGGAGTATCTTGAACCTCAGTTCCCATTTGACCATCAAAGAATATCTCACTTGGGTTATTTGGAATGTCATACACAGTATAAGGATTAGATCCAGTCCAGTTAATCAAATGTTTCCTGCTCATATAATCTATATAATCAGGGAATACTTGTGCCAATACACTTTGCTCTGCGTATTTAAACGTAGTCATCTCTTACCTCATTTTCACTAATCCACTCTAAAATCTCACTATGAGTAAAAAGCGACCAGTAACCCAATGGTTTATTTTTTCCAAGTTCATAAATATGACTTACAATACCTGTCTGAAAACTAAACTCATCCTTAAACACCACGAATACACCATCAGAGGTCGTAACTTCACGAGGTGATAACCATTGTCGATATTTCTCAAATGCTTCGTTCCAAGTAGGTAGATATGATATACTTGGAGTATTTAGCTCAATGTTATTAATCAACTCTTGCTTTGTGCCAGTAAAATCTAATTCATAAAGTTTACAAAACTCAACAATTTCATCTTTTGTATCGTTCATTGTTGGTATTTCAATAGGCACTTGATAAGTATATTTCTCAAATGCTTTATTATCTGTGTCTTCTTTGGGTATTGTTAAATATCCTGTGTATTTCATATTAATCATTCCTATGTGTTGGTTGTCCTGCACGATAATTCCTTAGCCATTCGGTTCTTGTTTTAAAATCATCATAAACTACAAATTCATCAAAATCCATTTCAGATTTGTATTGTTCTAAATCATCTGCTGAAAATCCTGTATTTGTTGAAACTGAAACATATTGCCAGATGTCAATTGTTAATGTCTGTGAATCTAATCCGTTTACGCTAATTTCGGGTGAAGCAAATCCACCTGCTGAAATAGTTCCACTTGATGAAGTAATCGTATGCGTTCCACCATCACAATTTACCATATCTATTGTGGTTGAGCTTGGTTTGACCCAAAACCCTAATCCTTTAATTGTGCCAACATCACCACTATTTACGTTTTCTTCTCCATGTAAAGTAAGCTCACCTGTATTTGGATGTAAAATAGGAAAGCCTAATGTATCTTTATTTGCGATATTGCCTTCAGTAAGTAGTACTGTTTCAGGTGAACCATTAACTGTTCCATCGTTTCCGTTACCACTTCTATCTGTCCAAGTAGTATCACCATCGTTTCGCCAGTAGCCTACCAAACTATCAGCTTGTGAGTGTGTCGTTGCATCTAATGGTGTGCCACCATTAAACATTTCTAAGGCTTCGGTATCTCCGAATGTATTTGGATTTTTAAATGTTGCCATTTCATTTAAATAGTCCTTGTAGTATCCAAATCCCATAACATGACCAATTCTAAAATTATAAACAGATGAACAATCGCCCAAATCAGACCAAGTGCCCACTCCATCCGTTTGCCCATCAACATAATAAACAACGCTTGATGGAGTTATTACAAAAATAAAATGATGTAAAATATTGTCATTTACTACACTGTCACCGTATACAAAACCCGAATTGTTACTGCCATTATCTATATATATACATAATTTATTATTATAAATGGCAGTTTCCCATCCTGCTACATTGCCACCCGAAGCACGTCTACCACAAAAGTTGAGCCAATCTTCATTAGCTTTTCCCCAAACACTAATTACAATAGTATCCGATGCCTCTAATTGCAAATTATCTATATCTCCACAATCTACCCCCTCACTGCCCGAAAACACCATAGGCTTATTATAACCCTTAAAACCAGTTTGGTCAATGCCTTGCTCTGTGTTTTTAACAGACAGATTGTCTATATAGAATATATCTCCAGCTTCTCCGTTTTTAATTCTAACATCTAAATATCTCGATGTAGCTTCTGTGTTTGCTTCAACTTCTATATAATGCCATTCGTTAGTAGCTAACAATAATTCATTATATTCGTTATTTCCTACCCAAACTGTAAGATCTGTTGCCGTATCTGAATCAATGTAAACATAAAAACTAACAATACTATTGCTAATACCTGTCATTGCGCTATCATCAAAACGATAACTTCCATTTACTCCAGAAATAACAATCTTTACACTATAATCTCCACTGTATGAACGGTCATTACTTCTCGTAACTGTTGCTTGATAAGTGCTGGATGCTACGCCATTCAATGTCGGTAAAGCTACTTCTGCATCACCATTCACAACCAACTCCTTACCGCTCGGCTTGCCCTGTACGGCAAATTTCCACTCGCATCCAGTAATTACACCACTATCACCGCCCATTCCATCGTATAAACTTGTACCATCGCCCTCATTGATTTGTAAATGTTTGACACAGTCGTCAATTTCTAATGTGGCTGAATTGTTACAAATGTCTATTGGTAGCTTGTCGGGATTATTGAAGTCAAAGGTTACATCGTCTTGTGTCCAAGCGGTATCCCAAACTTGAACGTCAGACATTATACCGCTAAAGAAGTTTTCTGAATTATATGTATTCGCATACATTCTACCAACCGCCCCTACTCTTGACCCTGATAAGTGGGCCGTTATACTACTTGATATATCTAATTGCCCATTTATGTATATTTTAAAGGTATCAGAAGACTGTGTAACAGTCACTCTATACCAAGTGTTTTCTAACAATGAATAGTTACCAGTTACTGTAGTTTCTAATGTATCCGTATCCCATTTAGCCACAATCTTACCACCACTCCTGTATAACACAAAATCATAGTCGTGATTCCCACCTGACTCATCCCAAGTAATTAAACCTCCTGCAGCACTTGATAGTGGATATACCCATAGGGATATAGTCATTTCTGATGTAGGAGAAGGTAGGCCAGTTAGATGGTCCGCCACCCCATCAAATTCTAATGCTCTTCCTGTGAATGCAGTACCGTGATTAGCTTCTTGGCTACTATCTGTTGCATCATCTCGATATTTATGCCATAGCTTTAAGCCGTTGCGGACAACCTTAGCATTCTCTATCGGTTTACTTAATTTGCTCGATAATCCAAGCATAGGTTATCCTCTGTAAGCTATAATTGAACCTGTCAATAGTTCAAATGCAGTCCATCTGCCATATATAACAGTCCCTGCTATGAATACTTGTGTGTTCGGTATATCATCTCCACTACCATCACTTGTGCCTATAAATTCAGCACTTTCAGGTGTTAAAGTTGTAAATGTAGTATCATCTAAAAATTGGATTGCTACTGCATTATATGTTGTTGCAGTAGTAGTATTTCTAAATATAGCACCTGCTTGTCCTAATGATACGTTCTGTCCCTCTCTTAATTCTAACATAATATCCCTCTTATTTTAATAATTTTTCAATAATAATATTACTAACTATATCGTAAATAACTTCTAACGCTCGTTCCTCTGTTGCCTCATTAATAAAAGGAACATCAACTGCATCGTTAAGTTTTGCGATCACTAATTCTCTTACCTCAGGATCTTGAACCTTTTCTTTTAAGAACCCCTCAAATAAATTATATAAATTCATACTACCACCTTAAATATTGTTTGTTGTTGTTTTGTTTTCCCACCAGACTTACTATTGTAAGCCTCTAAACTTTTATCTATATTATAACCATTATAATAATTTTGTAAATCTATCTTAATCGCATCTCTATTACCATCATCGTAAAAGATATAGCAATTTTGTGATGCTCTACCTGACAAATTCAAACCCTTATCAGAATAATCATTTGCACCGACTAATGAAGCACTACGAGAATAATAATCTCCTAATCTTGCAGAATGCTGATGTCCCATAATTACATAATCAATAGGAATCCCCTTTAATCCATAACGCCCAACGATCTGATTGACAGACGTTTCTAAATTGTTATGCTTAACTGCACCATTACCGTGCAGCATCAACAGATTCTGTCCTGCAACATTAACAACCAACTCAATAGGATCACCATTTATAAACTGAATTGCACTATCCCTGAATATATGATCTAATATATTGAATATCATAAAATCATAATTATCAGTTGCCACTCCATCTGCCCAACCCCAATCTTTTGGGATACGACTTTCATTACCTGTTACACTTGCTACCGAAACGTTAAATTCAGTATTCAAATGTAGTATTGCTTGTTGGAGAATATCAACTGCTAAAAAAGTAGCTTTTGCCCTGTTTGTAGCGTTTGATAGTAACTCATCAAGTCTTCTATCGGAATTTAATAAATCCCCTGTTAAACATACCAACACATTCGAAATATCAGCACTTGCGAAATAAGTCATCGCCTTTTCTACAAAAAACTTCATTCTTGCCGAAGCAATCTCGAAATCATACTTGTTATTGGTTAGATCTACCATTTCGTTAAAGTGTGTATCTGAAATCTGTAAAACTCCAACTGCTCTATTACTTGTGGGATATGTTTCTACAAAATCCGAGAGATTGTATTTTTCAAAAAGCATTGCAAGGTTTTTAGTATACTGTCCAACTGCATTCTCAACTCTTGCATATTCCCTGAACGATTTGCGTTCTATCCTATTAGTGTCTTGTTGCCTTTGTTTTTGTTTGGCAAGTCTAACATTTTCGGTAATTACATCTAAATCATCTATGTGAACAAGCGACCATTTTCCACAATCCTTACATTTGAATTGTTGCTTGTCCGTTCTTTTGTCAATCCCCCTTTTATGAAGATTCTTTGATCCACATTTTTGACATCTCATTACTTTGTCGTAAGCATAGGGATTAACCAAGCAAAGAAGCCAATTATAGCTCCTACAATCGCTCCATACACCCCTATTTTAGCCTTGACTGTTTCCCTCCATATTTCCAGTTTGTTAATTCTACTGTTGGTTATTTTAGCCTGATCAATTAGATTATCTAATTTAGTATTAATCTCTGAATGGTTATCAGTAATAATTTCTTTCAGATCATTGTCTTTGCTATCTAATCTATCACGCTCTGCCTCAAAGTATTGCACTCTTAACCTTGCTTTCTCATTTTGTGCTTGTATTAAGTCCTTAATGTGATCTTTAAGACCATCTATTGCTCTAATTGTATCATTCATAATTTAACTCAAAGTGTAATAAATCATCAAATTGGTTATCATAAACTTCTGTGTCATTATTCCAATCTCCACCCCAAGTTAAAGGAATCCCTTTGGAGAATGCTATGCCTTTAATAATTCCTGCAAAATATACAATACGCTCTCTATCATCAAAATTAATTGGATACGGAGCAATATCTATGGCTTTGCTTGGCATTTGCAAATGTTTACTTGACATTGTTTTAGATAACCCTGCTGCTTTAAGTTGCTTTTGGCGTTTGACTGTTCGATGTCCCTCAATTACAGAGAAATCAATATATCTAATAGCCTCATTAAAAATAGCAATTAAATCCTCATCACAAGAATTTAGTATTTTGGTTGATTTGGTTGAAAATTTAGGCATACGGTTGTGGGTGAGGCATAAAGGAGGAAACACCCCACCCACTTTTCAACGATTAAGGATTGTTGAAATTAGATATTTGTCCGTCTTGCAATACAACTGCACCAAACAGAACATCTGCTACAACAGAAGTCGCTAAGTGATCAATATCGTAAGAAGATTGAACACGTGGAGCAATACTCATTGCGAAGCCTACTGAATCTTTTGTAAAGATTGATATAGTTTCGTCGCCTGTTCCACCATCATCATCCCAATGAGTTGAAGCAGTTAGAGGAATACTGTATAAGCCATTTTCTCCAAGAGCATTTTCCCAATTAGTATCTGATTGTAAACCCAAGAGGTTCATATAAGCACCAGGTGAAGCATATAAATATGTTTCGCCATTAGTATAATCCACATTGTTGTCTACAAGTTTAGCCAAACCACTTCTAATCTCAGCAGCAGTTGGTGTATTATCAGTTGCAAGAGTAACATCATTACCAGTTGCACCTTGAATTACACTTGCAATATATGATTCTACTTTTTTAGCCAAAGCATAACCCATTGATTTAGCATACATATTGAATAAATCAGCACTTTCTTGAACTTTAACAATATCTTCGATACGTTTTGCTTCATAAAAATGTTGATTCACACTCAATGCTACACTTGAATCAGTATTAGCACCATAAGTTACTGCAGTATCAGCTGCTTTTTCAGCAGCAGTTTCTTCAGTTACTTTTGGAATGTTAATGATATCTCCACCACCTACTAAAAGAGATGAAAAATCAGTTACCTTGTCTTTTAATGAAAATTGTGCTTCTGCATATCCGAGTATGGCTTCCGACCATAATTCAGGAATAAAAGCAGCAGCAGTTGTTTTTGTTACATTAGCCATTATAAATCCTATCTATATTTGTCGAGAATCGCACCCCAATTAGAACGTTTATCTTTCATATCCATAGAACGAATATCGTCTTTGGTCATTCCCTTGGTCTGACTTGGGTTACTACGATTTACATCGACATTATTAATTTTAAGTTTTTCTGTATGAGCTTCCAGTTTATCTAAAGGAAGTCCCTCGTAAATTGATCTATCTTCTTCAGGCAATTTCGATAATAACGCCTCACGACGATTCGTCTGATACTCATCCCACGCTTTTGCTTTGTTGCTCAATGATTCGATTTTAGTTTCAGCCTCTGTAAGAAGTTGCTTATATTCACCTTGCTTTTCTAACTCGGATCTCTTGGCGACCTCTTGACTATCTATCAATCCATTAAGTTTAGTTTCGGATTCTTTAAGCCGATCATTAACTTCTTTGAATCTTGCGTATGGAATTGCATTTTCTGTTTTTACGACTTCTTCTGTCGGTTGAGTTTTTACGTCCTCTACGACTATTTCAGTTTTGTCTGACATTTATCCCTCATTTTAACTATTCAATATTACATAATTGTTATGTATCAATGTTACCTATTTATTTTTAGGGTAACTTCCTTTTTTTTTATCTTTATCCTAATCTTTATCTTTATCTTTATCTTTAACCCATCATTAAGGGTTAATCAACAGTTCATTAAGGGTTCATTAAATTAACTCTTTAACCCTATTATATACTGCCATAAACCAAGCTAAATTCCATATTAATAATTCTATTATTGTAGTTTTTTTAGCTTTTAAATCTTCTTCAACTTCAGAATCAAACAACATTATCATTAAACCACCAAAGTAGCCAATTAGATATATATTAATTAATAGATTCATTTCTTCTTCCTTATTACAGGCTTATCTAATCCTTTACCTTTGTAGTCAACAGGCTCTAACTGACATTGGCAATGTATTCCACAAACACTAAACCCTGATTTAGGTAGCCCAATTGTTGAGAAATATTCCATTGTGCCTACTTCGTCGTGTCGTCTTAAACAATCATCACAAGGTTTGGCAGATACTGTAATCCACTTGAAATTCTTAACCCCTGCATCAACATAAGTCTTTTGCGATGCAATATTTCCTGCTGAGGTTACCCCATTTTTAGTAGCATTCTTCATTCCATTTTTAAATTGACCAAAAATCCGACCACCAACATCTAAATCTTTTAATAAAGCATTTCTAATTACCTGATCACTTGCACCACTTTGCCTCATTGTTTGAACAAATGTATTAAGATCCATTGCAGTTTTCCCAATAGCATTGTCAATAGATGCATTAATAATTATAGACATATCCTCATAGGTTTCACTCATAGCTTCATTAATCTTTCTATCTCTAATTTAATATATTTATTTGCTTTTTTAACGGCTCTTGTAGATACTCCAAACCATTCTCGCTTAGGAATAGTTCTGTTCCCCTCATTATGAACTACAGAGGGGATTCGTCTATCTCTTATATTATTGGATATTTCAGCTTTTTGTGAAGATGATGATGCTCTGTTTTTTACATAAACATCTTTCATTTTCCCCTCAGCAAGTAAGGGTTTAGAATGCCCTTTTTTCTTAACCGTTGCAGGTTTTAACGGTGCAAATGGTTTTCCCTTAATATCTTGTGAGTATTGAGTAATACCGTCTTTAATGTCTTTGACAATAATATCAGCAACATAATTAATTTGCTTAGATAAATCTAAATTAGGGGTTGTGTCCCAAGTTTCTTTTTTAATTAATGTCACTTAAAACTGCCTTTGCTTTTTTTTGACCTGCTTTAATTGCATCTTGTATCTCATCAATGTGAGCCTCATAAAATTGTGTGCCAAGAAGTTTCATATACTCAGCAGGGTCTTTTAGCAACTCATCAATGTCTATTTTATCAAGGATCGCTTCACTCTGAGCATCAACCTGATCCTTTAAATCATCAATTTTATCTAAGTATGTATGAATCTTATCCATTATAATTTAAAGATATTCTCAGGTTCATCGGCTTTTTTCTTAACACTAACTAAAGATTTACGTCTTTCGGCAAGATATTCCTCCGCCTCCTCTCTATCTTCAAATCCATCAGGGTTATCTTGGATCAACCAATCAACTTCATTCTCTAAGCCGTGTTGTTTATTCCAATCTCTGCGCTCTAATTTTTTATCAGGATCAGGAAATTCTATTTCAGCAAAGTTAATACTAAAAGAATCAGGAAGTCTAATACCTAACTCAGACCACGCAATTGCTTTTTCTATTTCATATATTCTTTGTTCTATAACGTTAAACTGTTCAACTGAATCTTCACGATCTTCTAATAGTTCAATGTTCTCCAGTTTTATACTTACCCCTGATTTGCTACCAGTAAAACCAAAGTCAAATTTAATGTGATGATTGCCTTGTACTAATAACATTTGATATTTTATTCCATCAATAATATTTGTAATATTAACACCTGGTGCTATATTAGTTATTGCAGCACCCTCAGGTACAACAGGCATTTTATACAGACCAAATTCAATCTTAGTTAGATCAATATCTCCAGTCCCTACAAATTGACCCCCTGCCACCTTGATATGGTGTGATAGCATTGTCAAGGCTATATCTATTTGTTTATTTGCCTGTGCAATATCGATAGCACCCAAGTTAAAATGTTCATCAACTATTGTATCAGGTTGAGCAAATACCATTGGTAATATCCCATAAGGGTTCACATTGTCTTCATTGATACGGTAACGCTTCCCTGCACCATTGTACATAAAATGCTCATCTGCACTCCAATATACAAACATATCTTCATCAGCTCTAATTGAATGACTTAACCCTATTGGGTTTAAAACATCTTCTGCATCAAAGAATGGTGTATATTCCATTATAGGAGTATAGGTAAATCTACCATCTTTGAATCCAATTCTTAGTGCAACAGTCCCTGATAAATTGTGCAATCTTTCAAATTGCTTCATTGCAAGGTTTTTATCTCTTGTTAGATCTATATATTTCTCATTTTCAACATTACGTGTTGGAGCATTTTTATATGTAAGAGATATTCTTTTAATTAATCTTTTTGTAATATTGGTAGTATAAATAGGTAGTTCTTTTTGAAATGAAACTGAATCGAAAAAAGGTTTAACATATTCATCCGTCCCTTTATATTGATAATAAGCAAGAGCCTCTCGTCTAACTTTGTGATAATTCTCCGTATCTGTATCTTTAAGCGATTGCAACGCTTCTTTAACTGATTGTTCTGCTGATCTATAAAATATCAAGTCTTCCATTTTATCCTCTATATGTTTGTGTTATTGGTTTTTTAATTGGTTCTAAATAATCAATTGCATATCCTAATCCGTCGGAGGAGTGAGTTAATTCAGGATGTGAAGTCTTATCAATATCCCCTCGTTTCCATACCACACGCTCCATATCTGCAATCAAATACGGACAATTCTGCATTGTCAATCTGTTGGTTCTAATTAAATTGTTCACCTCATTTACTCTTGTTCTTACAGGTGGTTGTTTTCTTTTAGATTTTATAATAAAACCTCTTTGTCTTAAAATTTCGTGATCTGATCGGCTACTCGATGTTCTTCTTGCACTACCTGATGGATCAGGATAAATAAATGCTCTTGGATATTTCTTTTCTAAGATATCAGCCATCTCAAATGTATTACTATTAGTTAGCCTAACTTCATCATATACGTGAATAGTATTGCCTATATGAGCAAATATCTCAGCAGACATATAATCAACATTGAAATCCATCCCAATATGCACAGGAATATTAACAAAGTCTGATAAAGGTCTATCAATGCAATGAATCTCTCTATCAAATGGTTTATAAACTCTACCCTGTTTAAGGTTTACAAATTTACCTTTAACGTAGGCATCTATCATTTCATCTGAATAACCTCGTGTTAAGGAATCCTTATATTCATCAGGCAAATGAGTATTATCTAAGGTAGAACCAAAGACAGTCCCCACATCCCACCTATCACCACCATTCATTGCTAATTCATAACCCCAATTTAGCTCCTCAGGTGTTCCTGTTAGGAATATCTCAGGCTGAGATGAATCAGGATGTCGAACACGTGCAACCATTTGCTGAAATACTTCTTTTTTTTGTATGAATGGTTCATCAATCCCTGCACTTGCCAAGTTTGAACCTCTCAAAGAATCAGGATCATCTCCACTACCAAACCATATTAAACCATCCCAGTTCTTTATTTGGATGGCATTATCTGACTTATTATGAATATAATCAATCCCACTTCTATTCATTATGTCTTTTAATGTGATCACAATGGTTCTCTTCGCAAACTTATAACTCGGACTTACATACATATTAGGAAGCCCTTGATTCATATACGAGAGATACAACATCCGTAATGCACCAATATAAGTCTTCCCTGATCCATAACCCCCAACCATTAGCTTGATTCGATTCTTTAAATTCCACCATTGAAGCTGATGTTGTAAGAAATTCTCTTTTTTAATTCTGAATTTCACTCAATTATTAATTCATCTCTATCTATCTCAGTAGTTTGCAATCGCTCTATCGCTTTTCCCTCTGTTCTATCTGCAATAAATTGAACTGCCCAAGATTTCCCCTCTAATGCATATTGAAATATCTTACGCATAACAACCTCTAATTTAGTATTCCCATTAGCAGCACCCTCTTCTTCACCTATCTTACGAAGTATATCAGGAATCGTATTAATCTTTTTAGGTCTGCCGTTTGGGTTTCCAGACTGTCCTTTTTTGAATGGCCTTAGGTTTCCACTGTTTCCCCTCTGTTTTACAGTGGTTTTATCAGGCATAGTTCAAATGGAGCGATGTGGTCGGTATCGCACCGCCACCTACATCTTGGAAAGATGCCGTGCTTCTCTTTACACCAACATCGCATAATTTTT